ACCGATACAATTGATCCATTAAATATTTTTGGTTCATAGGTATTTCCAAAATTATCAGTTACCACATCAGTATTGCTATAATTAGATCCGGGATTTAATACATGTACTGATTCAATAATATATTCATCTCTATCATTATCACCAACAATATAAATCTTTCCATAACCGGTAAACATCTTAGTAAAGTGTGGCTTCCAAGCAGCAACACCAGGAACTCCAACTGCTGGTATACCTAGTACTGCTGAACAAATGATTGTGTCTAGCTCACCTTCACAAACTGCTATGTATTCACTGGTAACAATGATGTCGCTAACATTATAGAGATGACCCTTCTGACCAAGTGGTGCTCCATACTTAGGCTTGCCATCATCTAATCTTCTAAACTTAAATCCAACGCAGTGTCCAAGCACAGTTATATAAGGTATGGATAGCCAGCCCTGATAGTTCTCGTGAGTTGCAAAAGGTTCTTTTATATAACCTAATAGGAACTTATCAGCTATCTCTTTAGAGATCCCACGACCTGCGAGAAACGCTACCGCTTCTTCGCTTAGATCCTTGTTGTACTGTACCGCCGCTTCCAGTGATGATTTCAATTGCACGGGCGAGAGCATCTTTAAACTCCATATTCTCTTTGATACTAATAATGTTCACTGCATTGCCACCCTTACCGCAGGTATGACAATAATACAAATTCTCCTGCGTATTAATTACTGCACTTCTTCTACTGTCGCTATGCAAGATACATCTTACGGAGCAAGCCCTGCCTTCTCTTACCTCACCGCCATAGTGGGCAACTATTACGCCAATGGGAATTGTGTTCGCATCGGTTCTGCCATTTCTTTTGCCCGACTTCCTACTCCTGGACCAGTCTGATGCTGACATCCACAATCCTCCTTGCATTTCTTGTGCATAGTTAAAGCTCGCTTGAACTGACCAGTCTTATTCAGTTCGCCACCTGTCCTACATAGATCGCAAATCATTCTTCCTCCTTTACCTCTTCCTCTACCACCTCTGGTACTGGTTGTAGTATCTCTGTTGTAGTTATTACTCCTTCAGGTGTTGGCATTACTATCTCCTTTATATTCTAGGTGAATCTTTCCTTTTTCTTGGTGTCTTCTTATAAGAGTATGTAAACCGTTCTCACTGTTTCCAGTGATCATAATTCCACACTCACAACGGTATGAAAAGCTAGGACTTTCTTTAGCCCACCATTGTTCAGCGTATTCATTAGCCATTCTTTTCCTCCAGCCATTGTGTTAGGTCTTGGATTACCCAAGTCTTTTCTATTCCTGCGTTTCTTCTTTTGTATAGTACATAAGATAAAGGCTTATTAATGCCACGATGCTTAGCGTAATTAATAGCTTCTGTTTGCGCTTCATCCCAAAACTCCTTTAGGTTTAACTTCTTAGTATTCTTTAACTCAAAGATGTAGGTTTCACCGGCAACTATAACTACTAGATCTCCCTCATCCTCTGCTCCTGATAAACGCAAGCGTTCAGCTACTGCGCCCATCTTCCTAAACCATTTCATTACATCAACTTCAAACTGTGAACCCTTTTGTTTATTGTACTTGGCCGACATTTAGTAGGCTATCCCTTCTATACATCTGACCTAGTGCATCAGAATCAGATATCTGACAGACACCATAGTTAACAAACAAACTAACATAATCTGAGCCATCTGCTGTGTGTGGGCCAAACCTATTCTTAACTACTGCCACCTGTAGTTCGCTGTTATGCGGACCGTGATTGTAGTTAAGGGTAAGTATTAGTGCAGGTAGTTGAGATACCTTACCGTGAATAGCCCTGCGGTGAGGTGGTTTATTATCTTTACCATACTCACTCTGCTCTGAAACGTGGTGCAATACCATCACACAAGCCTCTGTCTTACGAGCCATATCGTGGAAGTCCACCATAATAGCTCGCAGTCCTGCCCATTCATTATCAGATTCAGCCACCACATTCATCAGATTATCAACAACAATCAACTCTGGTGGAACACCAAAGAGTTCAACATAAGCCTTGATCTCTAACTCAACATCATCTAGTGATGGTGATGAGTCAAAGACGAACTGTATATTGGACATATTCTCTAGGTGCTTGTCGTAGTAATGACGGTTACCATTCAAGTTTGCTTCCACCAGTAGTTGACTGTGTCCTGATAGGTGAGAGGCTGCTCTCATCATCACTGTTGCTATATCAGTATCGGCTGAGAAAAATAAAGTTGGAACCTTTGCTTTAACTGCATAGATAAGAGCAAACATACTCTTACCAGCATTAGGTGCGGCGGCAACCATACACACCTGACCTCTACGGAATTTGATCTGCTTCTTAGCAAGATCTTTCCATACGTCAGGTAGTGGTGTTGCATTGGTATTACTACCACGCCACGCTCTATCTATATTAAGCAACGTGTTCCTCTCTAGGAAGGGTTATTCCTCTAGCCTGTCTGATCTTCCTTCTTCTTGAAGCGGGGATGCCACCCCAAGTACCGAAGCGTTCATTGTTAATGCCCCACTCAGCACACTCTGCTAAATGGGGACATATTTTACAAACATTCATTGCTTGTTGGTTATGGACTCTATCTCCATCCTCTACTTCAGGATAAAAAAATTCCACTCCCACTTCAGCGCAAGCTGGGTTCTCATACTTCCAAGGAACCCGCATAGTTTATCTAATCCAGACAGTCTCACACTTGTCTACAGCACCTTTAGGTGCAGCACACATCCAGCCTTTCCAAGGACCTTTCTGTCCTACGCCTGAACGAAATGCCATTTTGCCGTGCTTACAATCAGGAGCAGCAGCATCTGTGCTTGTAGCAGTAGCACTTAGTGCTTGCTTAGCATAGGCAACTGCGCCACCTGATGATTGTGTACTTGCACCTAGTGCAGTACCAGTTGATGTTACTAATGTAGATAGGTCAGCTATTGAAGTTAGAGATGCCTCTAATTCAGCCTGACTAGTTGCATAAATATTTACTAAAGTTCCATCACCTAACTTGTAGTTGATTTGGAACTTTGTGCTTTCCGGTGCAGCCATTTACTTACCTCCAGTATGTTTGACAGTTAATCGTATTGATTCCTGTCCTTGTTTTTTTGGTACAAAACCGAGAAGTTTCTCAACCTCTTCGGCATCTACTGATTCTCTACCACTAACAGTGCTCCACAAAATAGATACACCGCTATTAGTATTACCAGTAAATCCTTCTAACGCAGCTTTTAATGACTCGCGTTCGTTAGTCAGTTCCTTTATCTTTGCATCTAATTGTAAATACTTCAAGGCAGATGTATCCACTTCAGGATTATCTATAAAGACTTCATCCTCCTTGATACGTTCTTTTTTTAGACCAGTACATCCCATCTCGCCCGACTCATCAAAGTACTTGCAATAGAACTTGCAATAACTTTGATCGCGCTCTGGCCCTGGTGCATCTGCGCTCTCTTTAATAGCAGATAACCAATTCAAGGCATCCTCTGCTAACTTCGGATCATAAGGTTCTGAATGAACCTTGACATCTCTTTCATCACCATCTCTTGCAATGGCTACTAGATTGACAGTCTTAGGCTTCCCCTTGCCAGACTTATCAAGCAGATAGCCATACACCTGAACTTGCCAACGCTGTTGTAGCGATGGGAAGTAAGATAGATTTTTAACCTTAACGGTTTTCCAATCTACCACATCTCCAGTTTCTGGTATATATAAATCTATATGAGCTTTCATTCCATTGTATTCAACAGATGTTTCAACCCAATACTTCTCACCCTTTGGATCAGCAGTTGATATTGCTTTCTCTATCTCAGCGTGGATAGCAGTACCCATAATAGCTGACAACTTTAATTCCTTTCTCTATCTCAGCGTGGATAGCAGTACCCATAATAGCTGACAACTTTAATTCGTTATCATTAGTTTCAGGTTGATCGTTAAGACGATACCAAACCTTACGGCGACAACCACCTAACTCTGATGGACCTACCTGTGTCTGCTTAGACCTTGCCCTACCAGCATCTTTATCTCGTAATACTTGTAGTAATAATTCCTTTGGATCAGTCATTACTTACCCTTCCGTTTCTGTATTGCTATCTGTATTGGTGGGCAAGTATTAATATCTAACTGAGATGATATCTCCACAGCCTTCTGTGCTATCTCAACTGCTTTATCCTCAGTCATACCCTGATAATCAAGTGAGTATAAATATCCAGTAGCAAACTGACCACCCGATCCAATACCATAAACCTTTAGTTCGTTCTGGATAAATGACATATCACAAGCAATATGAAACAGATTAGAATCAAAAGATATTAGGTAATCAAAGCCACCATCTTTCTTATCAACATTAGCCCAGTCATAAGTGTTCTTATTGAAGGCATTGATAATAGATGGAATCATTTTCTTTCCCATAAACTGGACAGGATCTTCACCTCTATATGTTGGTGGCTTCCAGTTGTAAGTTAAAATATCACCAGCTCTAGTATCACCGGTAATTCCAATGGCAACATAACCAACCTGAACTATCTTGGGTGTGCCTAAACTAATTGTTCTAAGATTATCTTCTGTAATCTGTGAGTCAGCAGCAAGAACTGCGTAACCATTTCCCTGTATCCCAACAACGGTAGTTATGATGCCCTCCTTTTGTCTTGGATTAATTGTAGCACTGGGATCAGACAATGGTGGGATGTGAATACGACACGCCGTGAAAGCGATTATGATCGGTTACTAGTCCAAGAATGTGTACCATATGAGCCGTGAGGCGAATTACGGTACGGTAACCAAGGCGGCGCTGAAAGCGCCGAGGCGACTGACTACAGGAAGGAGCCGTCCTGAGCAATATGGTTCAGGGGTTTGTGCTGTACTTTTTTAAATATAAAATTGCACCTTCCAGTATCTCAATATTGTCCTTTGCAAAGCCCAGTAAGGAATTGCATTTTCCACACAACAATCCTCTAACCTTATCCGTTTCGTGGTCGTGGTCTATATATAGATCCAAATGTACTGAGTTTGGCCTATCAGTACCACATATTTCACATACATAGTTTTGTTCAATAAGTTTTGTTTCATACCATTCTTGCGTTACTTTATATACCTTGAGCCTTCTATAATACTTATCTACATATGGTCTATCTTTTCGTTTTTTCTTTTGTTTCTCAGCTCTACATACCAAGCAATAGGTAGATTTGCCAGACTTTTTAGAAGCGTCTGACCCATACTTGTCTTCGTCTAACATTTGGCAACAGCCATAACACTGTTTCATTATGTCCATTTTATCCCGTTTTGCGTGTCGCAGACAGCGACACGTCCATAACTAAACTATAATTTTTCTATGACTAAATTAGGTGGGTTGTTAAAACGTCTACCAACCCTGCGAAAAAATAAAGAGAAGATACCTGATAAATTTGGTACAGATCTTAGATCTCTAGGACCATTACACGCTTGTCCTTGTGGCTCTAAAGTCTTCTCTATCCTAGCTACCTTTGATAACTTTGAGATCTCTTGGTATATGTTAGATGCAACCTGTGCTAACTGTGGCAACCTAGTAGTGGTTCCCTGTCCAATAGATGACCCAGCCAGGGAAGTTTAGTCACCTCCTACCCCTACCC